GTGCGCGCGACTGAGGAAGATTCACTCGAACTGAACAGTGCCATGGGCAAGGCGATCAAGCAAGGCCGGCTCATGGGAATGCGTCAATTCCTCCCGATGCTCGACACGGGCAAAGAGGCGATGAAAGCGTTCAAGGAAAAGACCTACGAAGAACGTCTCGCGTTCTTGCTGAACGAGGCGCGCAAGTTCGCAGGCGCAAATGAAAAGGCGCTCACAGACCCCGGTGGTCGCTATCAGCATTTTCAAAATCAACTGCGCGCGTTCGGTGAGGACATCGGCAACAAAATTCTGCCTGCGCAAGACAAAATGGCCGCCGCGTGGGAGCGCATTCTGCCGCTGATTCAACCAATCATCGAGTCAATGACGGAGGGTTTTCTTGGCGCACTCGAATCACTCGCGACGTTCACAGAGACGACGTTGATTCCGAAATTCAAAGAGTTCCTCGAATGGATGCGCGGTCCCTTCTCGGAACATTTTTCGAAGATGTGGCCGAAGTTTCAAGAAATGCTCGGCAAGATTGGCGAGGCGTTCATGAACATGCTCGGCAAGCTGACGGGCGAAAAGAAATTCAGCTTCGGCAACTTCCTTTTGAAAACACTCGACGCACTCGGCAAAGCGTTCACTTGGATTGGCAAGAACGCGAAATGGCTCGTGCCAACGATCTTGGGACTCGTCGCGGCGTTCCTCGTTCTCGACGCCGCGTTGACTGCGGCCGGTGCGATCATGGCGATCTTTGCCGCACCAATGACACTCGTCGTCGCAGGCGTGATCATTTTGATTGGCGCACTGACGGCGGCAGTCGTGTTGATGATCACGAACTGGGAACAGGCAAAGAAAAATTTCGCGACAGGCTGGGCGTGGGCTGAAAAAATCCCGATCATCGGCAACTTGTTCAAGTTCTGGCACTGGATATTTGATCAAATTCTCAACGTGTGGAACAAACTCGTCGAAGCGTGGAAGTGGGTGCAAGACAACGGCGCGTCACTGTTCAAAGGCATCGGCAAGGCGATCGAGGATTGGATTCTCACGCCGATTGGCAAGATTTACTCGAAATGGAAAGAGTTCATGAACTACCTCAAGACGGGCATTTCGTCGACGCCCGCATCTGAACTCATGATGCAACCGCCCGCAGGCTGGCAAGGCGGTGGCGGCGGTGGCGTGAACGCGACGAGTGCCGCAATGACTGCGACAGGTGTTGGCGCGTCAGGCATTCCTCTCGCGACGGCTGGCATGGCCGGTCTCGGTCCCGCAGGTGCGGCCGGCGCCGGCATCCCTGTGACTGTCGCGTCGTATGGCGGCCCCACTGAACCGGGGCAAGTGATGGGCAGCTACGACAACGTCTTGGGACTCGGCGACGTTGCGATCTCGCCGAACTTGATTCCGCTTCTCGGCGCGCCGTCGCCGTCGAACTACGTTTCACTCGACGGTCAACGCTATCACGTCGCAGACACGTCGTGGTATACTCCGGGGCATCCGACATCGAACATGGTCGAGATTTGGGGCTACGGCAATCAGATCAAACGCGCAGGCATGGTAGCCAAGGCGATGGCGCGCGGCGGCATCGTTCACGGTTCGACGTTCGCGCGACTCGGCGAATCAGGTTCAGAGGCAGTCATTCCGTTGAGCGGTGGCCGACGATCCGCTGGCCTCTTAAACTATGCGGCAAACGCGCTAGGAGGCTTTGGGCGTGCGCCGGCGGGCGACACCCATGTCTCGTTCGCACCGAACATCACGATCAACGGAAACGCGACCGAGGCTGAACAGCGCGCAATGGACTCGCGACTGCGCGATCTGACACGAGATTTCATCACGCAATTCAAACGCGCGCAGGCACAAGAAAGGCGCTTGAGCTACGAAAGCGGATATTCCGGATGAGGGTCTACATTTCAACGCAAGGTGACTGGTGGGATTTGATCGCACTGCGCGTCTACGGCATGAAACGCGGCGACGACCACTACATGCACGTCTTGATCGAGGCGAACTACGAACTGCGGCAGACGTGCAATTTTCCCGCAGGTTTGACGGTCAACGTGCCTGATCTGCCAGTGAAAACGACAATTCCACTCGTGCCGTGGAAAAACGCATCAATCGTGCCGCCATGAACGGAGAAGTCAAAGCCGAGATCGTTCACGTCGAGTTGATCGTCTACACACGCGAGCCGAACAAGACGAAACCTGTCGCGCGTCGTGCAGCACTTGACCGCGCGCAGGCGTTCAGCGTGCTCAATTTCGTGCGACATCGTCTGCACGGCGGTCGTCTCGCACTGCTCAAACTCGAACACGAGCGCGAAGAAAAGCGCATCATTGTGCCGCCATGATCACACTCGCCAGACTCGCGCGCCCGTCAATCGTTCTGCAAGGCAAGGACTACGCGACCGCGCTTGCGCCGTATTTCTTGAACATGGCCTACACCGACAACTGCGACGGCAAGAAAGCCGACGATCTGCACATTCAGTTGGCGGATCGCGACATGAAATTCATCAACGAATGGATGCCAGACCTCGGCGAGTTCATCGACGCAGGCATCATTGTCGAACGATGGTTCGCGCCCTACGCCGCGTCGTTGTCTCTCGACTGCGGTCGTTTCTGGATTGACGAGGTCGAGTTCGAACTGCCGCCGCACACGGTCTCGATCAAGGCAAGTTCGATTCCGACGACTGCGCACATCAAGAACATCAACGAAACGCGCGGCTGGGAGAAAACAACGCTGCACGACATCGCGAACCAGATCGCGGGCGAGAACCAAATGTCACTCGACTGGCAAGCCGGCGACATCAACCCGAAATATTCGCGCATCGAACAACAAGAGGAAAGCGGTCTGCAATTTCTCATGAAACGCGCCGACGACGCGAAACTCGCGATCAAGGTGCACCGCAACAAGGTCGTCGTGTTCGACGAGGCGAAACTTGAGCAACAACCGGCGAAGTTCACCGTCGTCTACAGTGACGCGACACCAATCGGCGGCATCGCAGGTCAACTACTCGGCGGCGGTGCGTCGTCTCTTGCCATAGGCAGCGGCATCGGCGGTTCGACGTATCACATCAAGAGCGCGCATTTCACGCTTCGGCTGACTGATTTGCAGAAAGGTCACAAGGTCAAGAAATCGAGTGTTGTCACGGGCAAAACGCACGACAGCACGTTCAAGGTCGACGAACAAGGCGTCGCCGATTACCAGAACAACGTCAACATCGGCACCGGCGAGGAGGAGGAAGACAGTGACGACGGTGAAGGCAACGGCGGCAATGGTAATGGCGAACCACCGACGAAGTCAGTTGTTCCGCACGCAGACGAGCCGCCCATGGATTGGCAGAACGTTGGCGGCGCTGACGTTGCCAAAGCGAAGACGCGCAAGACGAACAAAGACAAATATCATTGCGACATCGAACTCTCGATTGGCAATCCGTTGATCGCGGCTGGCCAGACTTTCAACCTGCAAGGTTTCGGCAAGTGGGACGGCAAATGGTTCATCGAATCGGCTGATCACACCGTCGGTCCCGAATATACGACGAAACTCAAAACGCGAATGTGCCTCCAAGGCTACTGACATGCCAAAAGAACTTCTCAGCGACACTGACTACGCGCGCGGCGCAGACAATCGCTTTGGCACGACTGCATTGATCGGGAAAGTGTCGAAAATCGAATGCACCGACAAACAAGCGAACGTGCGCGTGTCGATTCTCGACAAGGTCGATCGCAACGATCAACCGCTCGTGACGAAGCCGATTCCTGTCTGGCAAGTCAGTGCAGGCGGCAAGAAATCGTTCGCGATGCCGCGCATCGGGCAGAACGCCGTTCTCGTGAAATTGCCGAACAGTCCGTCTGACTACCTATTGCTCGGCACGTTCTACACGACGAAAGACCCACCGCCGATCAAGGATCCAAAAGTCGACTATTGCGAATGGGAAGGCGGTCACATCGAAAAACACGATGCGAACGACAACGCGGATCCGTTTTTGACGCAAGATTTCAAGGCCGGCTGGAAAGGCACCTACAAGAAAGACGTGAATCTCGCGACGACCGACAGTGCGAAATTCAACGTCAAAGCCGACGGCGACATGCTGCTTGAGTCTGCGAATGGCAACATCGACGTGAAATCGCCGAACGGCACCGTCACCATCGAACAAAAAACGATCAAACTGAACGGCAACGAGGTCGACATCACTGCGGCGACGATCAAACTGACTGGTCATGTGATCATCGTCGGCGCGATGGATCAGTCTGGCGGCGTTCACACAGACCCGAACGGTCACCACACGACAAGTCGCGCAGAACGCGACGAACTACTCGCGCGCATCGAGGCACTCGAACGACGCGTCACACAACTGGAGGCACGTCATGGCTCTTGAGGGCTTATATGGCGCGATCATTTTCGGCAAGGCGCAAGGGCGCATTCACACGTTCCACGAGATCGACAAGAAATATTCTGGCCGCTACGGCGCGCACATGGTGCACCTGCGCAAACCGCTTCTCGAATGGGCTGGCAACGATCTTCTCGAAATCACAATGAAAATCGCACTCGATTCGAGTTGGTGCGGTAGTGTCGACGCAGTTCTCGCAGAGTGGCATTTCTTTCACGAATCGGCGCTTGCCGCGCCGTTGATTGTCGGCGGAAAGCCGATGGGTCCGGGGTTGTCGATGTTTGTGATCACAGAACTGCACGAACATCACAAACACTGGTTGCGCGGCCGTCTGATCGCGTGCGAACTCGATGCGACGTTCAAGGAATATATTCCGTTCAGCGAAGGCTTGTTGTCGCAGTTTGGCATTCCGGGGTTTGTAGGAGCTGGCGCAATATGATCGACACGAACACGGCTTCACTCGGTGCGAATTGGCAACTGCAATTCGTGCAACCTGACGGCTTGCCTCTGACGATGCAGAGTTTCGAGGTGATCGACTTCGGTGCGATCAGCTACACCGAAATCTTTCAGAACGTGAAAACGATTCTCGCGACGCCGCTTTTCAGTGCCGCACTCGAACGCACACTTGGTCTCGACAACACGATTGTCGACAGACCAATCACAGAGGCCGCGCGCATCACTGTCGCGATTCTCGACGCAGTCGTGCAGTGGGAACCGCGCTGTGATGTCATGAACATCGACTTTGCCGCAGACGCGATCAACGGTCACTTGATCGTGAAACTGCAACTCAACATCAAGAACGTGATCTATGGCACGAACACGCCCTACACAGCAACCAACATCTACCCACCACCAAGGAGAGAACCAATGATTCAAGAACCAGTTCAGGGACCACCGGGGCCTCCGGGACCTCCGGGACCGCGCGGCAGTTTGTGGTTCGTCGGCACGGGCGATCCACCAAGTTCAGTGACACCGGGGGCGCCGCAACCACAGGCGCAAGATATGTATTTGAACACGACGACAGGCGACATCTTTCAATTTCAAGATGCAAGCGGCACGACCACCGGCGGCTGGCAGGTTGTCGTGACTGCAAACAAAGCAGTGCAAGAGGAGATGATCAAAAAATGGCGTTCGCAAAAGTAGGCAATCTCAAGGGCGCGCCGGCACCGGCGAGCACTGATCTGACAGGCATCACGGCGCTTGTGCAAGGTCAGCCGTTCGTCGACGTGGTCTTTCCCGCGTCGCAAGGGTCAATCAGTTGGGTCTTGATCGAGTCGCGCGTGTTCGACACGGCTGACGCGCAACCATTGAACATTTGGGCGACGATCATCACGCAGAAATCGTTGACTGGTTTTCGGCAACTACTCAGTGCGGCGCCTGACTCGCAGAAATACTACCTGCTTTGGACGATTCGACCCGCGGTGGCGTCTCCCGGAGATGCGACTCAATTTCTCATGCAGGGACCGGCGACAGGTCAGTTGAACGAACCTGCGTCATTCATCGTGCAACTGCCGGCTGGCAAGAACGTTCCCGCAGGCAACACGGCAGTCACAGTCACGCCGCATGACGGCGGTGCTGGCGGCACGTTCACGCCTGCGACAGTGCAACTGACGAATGCAGCGCCAAATGCCGCGTTCACTTACACGCCAACGTCGTATGGCAACAAGACGATCACTGCGACGAACGATGTCGGCATCGCCAACCCAATGCCGATTGTCTTTCTCGCGAGTGCAGAGACTTACACACTGGTGGGACCGTCGTCAGGCATCTCAGGTCAAGTCTCAGGCTTTTTCACAGTCAGTTTGCCTCCGGCGGCCGCACTAGCGGCAAATGTGATCATCACGCCGCGATCTGACGCGATTGACGAGAGTGTGTTGAATCCGTTCTCGCCGTCGTCTGTGATTCTGAGTGCGGCCATGCCGTCGGCGACGTTTGCCTACAAGGCGAACTCAGGCGGTGTGAAGAACATCGCGACGACGAACAACGCGGGTCTAACCGATCCGCCCGCGGTTCCCTACAGCGCGATTGCAGTGTTCGCGCCAACTGACGTGCCGAATCTGCTTCGCTATTGGGAGGGTGACATGATGGCCGGTTGGACTGACGGTCAACGCAGTAGTGGCGGCGTCATTCCGAATTACAACGGCGCGCCCATCGGTTGCTACGGGAATTTTCGAACAGGCATCGCGAACGGCAAACCCGTGATGCGTTTCGCGTCTGTGAATGGCGGAGACAGATTTTGGGACAACGGCGGTGATCTCGCAGGCGCACAACCTTTCACTCTGATCGCCGTTCTGACTCAACGACCACCGGCAGCCGCGGCAAATATTTGGGCAACATACGGCGGTCAATCAATCTACATCAACGCGGATGGTTCACTGTCAATGACGGCCGGCGCATCAAAGTGGATCGGAACGCCTGCGGGTCTAATGGTGAGCGGATTTCAGACAGTCGCGTTCGTGTTCAATGGCGCGAACTCGAAAATCTTTTTCAACGGCGCACTCAAAGTCACTGGCGACGCATCGACTGGCACCATCGGCTGGTATAATGGTCCCGGAGGCACGATGAATACGCCTTATGCAGACTGTGACGTTGCCGGTTTCGTGCTTTACACCGCCGCGTTGACTGACCAACAAGTCGTCGGCATCACCTATTGGTTCGTCAACAAATACAACACGCCCGCGCCTTCAACATGAGTTGGATCAAAACAGTCAACATCAAAGGTCCCGCCGCGTCGTCGACGAACGACGTGACAGGCATCACGGCTTTGGTTCAGGGGCAAGGTTTCGTTGATGTCGTCTTTCCGCAGAAACAAGCGTCCTACAACTGGCACATTGTCGACGTGATGATCTTCAACACGATCGACGCACTGCCATTGAACATCACCGTGGCTACTATCGTCTCGCGATCACTGACCGGTTTTCGTCTGCGACTGAGTGCGCCACCTGACACACCGCACTACTATGCGCTCTGGACGATCAGACCACCTGACACGTCACAAGGTCAGGCGACGACGTATTTGTTCAGTGGTCCCTCGACCGTCGGCATCAACCGGCAGGCGACGTTTCTCGTGCAACTGAAATCGTCGCAAGGCACGCCGGCAGGCGCACCACTCACGATCACACCGAATGACGGTGGTGCGGGCGGCGTGTTTAACCCTGCGACGATTCAACTGACGAACGACGTGACCTATGCGGAGTTCGACTACACGCCCAAGACCTACGGCACGAAGACGATTCAATGCACGAACAACCTTGGTCTGGCGAACCCGAATCATCTACTCTTGCAAGTCGTCGCGTCGACCTATTTGATCGTCGGTCCCGCGTCTGTCTACGTTGGCAACACGACGAGTGCGTTCACAGTTGAGTTGCCAGCCGGCGCGAGTGTGATCAATCCCGTGACTGTCACACCAAATGATGGCGGTCTTGGCGGCACGTTCACACCGTCGTCAGTCGTTCTCACGACAGGCGTGCCGAGCAAGACGTTCACCTACACACCGATCACGGGCGGTGCGACATCAATCGCGACGACGAACGACGGCGGTTTGACCGATCCGACGGGCGTTCCGTTCAACGCGATTCCGTGGACGCCCGATCTACTGGCTGGTCTCATGTCGTGGTATAAGGCAGACGCGCTCGCAGCGCTGCGACTCGCTGATGGCGCGACGGTGCTGCCGTGGCCTGATTCGAGCGGCAACAATCATCACTTGGATTGGGGTAGTTCACCGCCCACATTCAAAGCAAACGCAATTAACAACCTGCCAGCAGTTCACTTCAACGGCGCGCAAGCGTTGGGGCCGACCAATCCGCAGGCCGCGTTCGGCGGCTGCACGGTCTATGTAGTGGCGAAATCAACGGGCGATTGCTGCCCTGTCAGCGCGAGCGATGCGGGTCACCAATTCTGCCGCATATTCGGCGACCCCGGCAATCAAGTGTTTGCCGATCATGTCATGTATGCGATCAGTCTGCCGCTCGTCACGCCGCGAAGCCAATGGAGCTTCCTCTGCTGTGGGCGCGTAAATTATGTCGGCACGGTTTACTTCTCGGAGCGCGGCGGCGGCGCGATTGAAGGCACATATTACAACGCGAGCGCATCGCAATGGTATTGCCACTGGGACAGAATGGGGTATCAAGGCGGTTCCAACACGTCATGGTTCAACGGCGACATAGCAGAGGTGATCACTTACGATCACTGGCTCAGCGACGCAGATCGCACTCTCGTTGACAATTACATCATCAAGAAATATGCGATTCCGCACGCACCGCCGCCAGTGGCTTCACTACGTTTGAAAGCGGATTCACTCGCACTCGCAGACGGCGCACCTGTCGCGGCTTGGAACGATTCGAGCGGCAATGGTTGCAACGCGGTTCAAGCCGTCGTCGCGAACCAGCCGACCTTCAAGACGAACATTCAGAACGGCAAACCCGCTGTGTTGTTCAACGGCGCTAACCTACTCGCGATCACACCCGCGCTCGCTGCCCCGCTACAGAGCAGTAATTGGACGGTCTTCGCAGTCGTCAAGCCGATAGGCACGATCACTGACGGTTCGATTTTCAGTGAAGACTATAATCTGGACGGTGCGCCGACGAATCCCTATGTGCGTTGCAAACTCGGTTACAGCGTGCAGAACGCGTCACCTGCGCGCATGGGCGCAGGCTACTTTGACGGCAGCACTTGGCGCTGTTATTCCGCGCCTGACAATGACACTGCGAACACCGTCTACCTCTACACGGCAGTCAATCGCGGCGACAACGTCTACCTCTACCGCAATGGCGTGTTCGTTGGCTACATGCCGACTGGCACTGCAAACCCCGGAAGTGGCAGAAACTACCACGTCGGCGCAGGTCACTATGATGCGCAACCGCAATATTGGAACGGTTACATCTTCGAGTTCGTGAAATACAACTTCCCGCTCAGTGACCTTGACCGGCAGAACGAAGAAACATCACTCAAAGCAAAATACGGCCTATGAGAACACTCACACTGTCAATCGTCGCGCTTTTCTGCGCGATCACACTCAACGCGCAAGCACCGCCGTCGGGCAACAAGACGCCAATCTACAACGGCATTTTGCAGACTGATCTCGATGCGAACGGTTTTCACATTCTCAACGTGGGCGGTGGCGGTGCCGTGACAAGTGTGTTCGGTCGTTCAGGCGCAGTCACCGCGCAGAGCGGCGACTATGGGACGTTCTATGCGCCTCTCGCGTCTGGTGTGCCTCCCGGAGGCACGACAGGTCAAGTGTTGTCAAAGACTTCGGCGGCTGACATGGCGACGGGATGGGTGACACCTGCGGCGGCTGGTGTGACGAGTTTCAACACGCGCACAGGCGCGGTCGTGCCGGCGACTGGCGACTACACAGCGGCGCAAGTCACGAACGCAGTCGACGCGACTGGCAGCTACACGAACCCTGCATGGGTCGCGAGTCTGCCGTGGAGCAAGGTCACTGGCGCACCGGCGTTCATCACTGGCAATCAGACCGTCACACTCTCAGGTGACGTGACAGGCAGCGGCGCGACTGCGATCACGACGACTCTTGCGAACACGGCTGTCACGGCTGGCAGCTATACGAACACGAATCTGACTGTCGACTCGAAAGGCAGAATCACGGCGGCGTCGAACGGCACAGGCGGCGCGCTTACCAGCACGCAAGTCGCCTACGGTAGTGGAACGAACGCGATCACTAGCGACCCGAGTCTGACCTACAACACTGCGAGCACGATCCTATCAATCACAGGCGGTCAAACCGGAAACATGGGTGTGAATGTCACAGATTCGAACTCCACAGGTCAGTCAACCGTCGTTGTCAAAAACAACAGCAGCTATCAATTCGCCTACGGCATCACAGGCAGCACGGCTGCTGGCTTGGGCGCGATCACGTCGAACTCCGCCAATATGTATTCGGACGCGCCAAATGGCATTGTGATCATGGCGAACAACGCGACTGGCAGAATCTCGTTTGCCACAGGTGGATCGACAGAGACAAATCGCATGAGTGCGAGCGGCGGCTTGTCGATTGGTAACACGACAGACCCCGGTGTGGGTCGTGTCAATGCCGTGAACGGCTTTTGGACTGGCGGCTCGCCACCTGTCGCCGGTTCAACTATGCGAAGCACTGGCGCCGCTTACATGACGAGCTTGACACCCTACGGCTCAGTCACGAACACAGTCGATCAGACTGCGGTAACAGAAACGGCGCACGTCATTTTCACTGTGCCTGCCAATTCGGCGGCAGTTGGTACGATCTATCAAATCGTCGCGTGGGGCAACATCGACAACAACACGACGGCTGTCACGTTTCAACCGCGCATTCGATGGGGCGGCACAGGCGGCACGCAAGTTCTCGTTGGTCCCGCGATCGTCGGCACGACGACTGCATTGACAAACAAAAGTTTCTACGTCACGGCGAACGTGAGTGTGCGTTCGATTGGCGCAACCGGCACCGTCACGGCGAATATGTTCGTCGCCAATCACACCGCGAACACGACGGGTGCCTATGCCGCGGACGAAA